AGTTTCTCAAATCAAACATTTGCAGGAACTACTACAGTATCTCTTGATGGTGCTTCTAAAGTCGTATTCCAAATTCCAAATATAACTGTACCTCCAACATACGTTACTGCAAGAAATCCATCTGTACTTGCAGAAATTTATGATAATAAGATCACTGGTAAAATTGTTTTATGGAATCAAAAGAATGGTAAATTAACTATTGTTAATGATAAACAACCAATTTCTGATGACTATACTGGAGCAATTGTTGAATCAGGAGCATTTACTAGAAACGCTTCTGTAGATGCACAAAATGAAGATATATTCAGAGTAGGTGATATTTTATCATATCAAGGTCAACCAAATGATGAACATAACTTCATTGAAGTTTCTAAAATAAGTTATTCAAACGGTGTTGATTTTATCTCTGATAATCAATCAAAAAATAGTTCTAGTGTTGCTAAGTATGTTACAAAAGAAATTTCTATTGACAATCCAGCAACATCTATTGATGTAAGAACAACTGTGAATGTATCTGATATTGAAAATATACAAGTTCTTTATAGAATTAAAAAATCATCTTCTCAAGAAAATTTTGAAGATATTGAGTGGGTATATTTTAATGAAGATGGATCTCCAGATGTAGATGTAATTGCAACTTCTGAAAATTCAATTAGTGGTATTACAGAAAAACAAGAATCATATCAAGAATTATCATATAGTATAGAGAATCTTCCAGAGTTCTCATCGTTTGCTATTAAAATTGTAATGAAATCTAATAATCCTGCTTTTGTACCAAAAGTTCAGGACTTGAGAGCGGTTGCATCCTACTAATGAAACATATAAAAGTGAAGAATGAAGATCACCTGTATCGCGATTCTGATACAGGTGCAATCATAAATACTGACAGATCTGCCTTTGAAAAATATAAAAGGTCCAGAAACAAGTTTCAAAATATGGAACAAGAATTGGACTACGTGAAAAATGAGATCGGTGAAATTAAATCCCTATTACACCAGTTGTTGAAGTCCAATGGTTCTTAGAAACGTAGCGAAAAATTTCAGTCTTGAAGAACAGAGACAGGAAATCAATTTACTTGCCTCTGATGTACATGCTTTAAGTCAGGGGGCAGTTTCATCAACTACCTATACTTTAAGTTCTGTTGATGGTACTGGTGCAGATAATAAAATAATTAGACTTACAGGTTCTGATAATAGTCAAAACGATATTGTATTATTTGCGGGAACTGGATTACAGATTACCAGAGCTAATAATGAATTAACACTTCAAAATATTGCAGTAGAAACTGATCCAGTATACAGTGCTTCTGCTGCAGCAAACGTAACTAATACAAAGATTGTTAATTGGGATAATGCGTACAGTTGGGGTGATCATAGTTTATCTGGATATGCAACACAGACCTTTGTCAACACTGCACTAACTAATCTAAACAATTGGGATACAGCATATGGTTGGGGTAACCATGCTAGTGCAGGATATTTAACTTCAGTTGCATTAAATGATATTACTGACGTTGATACCACAGGAGTTACTACTGGTCAAGCACTTATTTGGGATGCTCCTAGTAGCACTTGGATAGCAGGAACAGTTGCTTCATCTGGTGGTGGAATTGCATTAACAGATATTAGTGTAACTTCTTTATCTGCTGGTACTGCAGGTTTATCATACGATAATGTTAGTGGTGTATTCAGTTACACACCTCCAGATCTTTCAGGATACTCTACATTCTCTGGAAGTTACAATGATCTAACTAACAAACCTACATTTTCAGTATCAGATTTAACTGATGTAAGTTCTACATCTCCATCAACTGGACAGATATTAAAATGGGATGGTTCAGAGTGGGCACCTGCTGCTGATTTAACAGCAAGTGGTACTGGCATTTCATTGTCAGATATGTCCGTTAATGTACTTTCTGCAGGTACAGCAAATTTATCGTACGATAATTCTAATGGTGTATTCAGTTATACACCACCAGACCTTTCAGGATACTCTACATTCTCTGGAAGTTATGCAGATTTAACTAATAAACCAGTTTTATTCTCCGAAAGTTATAATGATCTAACTGACAAACCTACACTATTCTCTGGAAGTTATACAGATTTAACCAATAAACCCACATTATTCTCTGGAAGTTATAATGATCTAACTGATAAACCTACATTATTCTCCGAAAGTTATAATGACCTAACTGATAAACCAACTATTCCTTCATCATTAAATGATTTAATTGATGTATTAATTTCTGGAACTCCCAATGATGGAGCAATTCTTAAATATAATGCTACAAATAGTAGATGGGAATTAGGTGCTGACCAATCTGGTGGATCAGGTGGCGGCGGTGGATCAGGCGGCGGCAATGTCGCTATAGGGTCTATCATGATGTGGTCAGGAGCTATTGCTGATATTCCTACAGGGTGGCAACTTTGTGATGGTACAGGCGATTCTCCAGATTTAAGAGATAGATTTATCATTGGTGCTGGAAGCACTAACTATGCGGTAGGAGATACTGGTGGTAGTGCAGATTCTACTTTACCTTCTCATACACATAGTTGGTCTTATAGTGGTAACGCAAGTGGCAGTACCGATAGTCAACTAGGTAATCATAGTCATAACGTTTCTGGTTCTGGTAATACTAATAACACAGGAAATCATGATCATAGATGGGGTGCCAATACCTTCGCGGGACAACTAGGAAATAGTTTTGATTCATTAGATAATCCACAAGGTAATGGTGGCGGAAATAAAAGTGCAGATACCTCTGATGCAGGTTCACACTCACATAATGTAAGCATAAGTGGAAGTACAAACAGTCAAAATTTAAATCATAGTCACAACGTTTCTGTTGGTTTAAATTTTAGTGGTAATACTGGATCACAAGGTAACTCCGCTGCTGGTACAAATATTCCTCCATATTATGCATTGTGTTTTATATACTGCACAACTGCTTCTGGTGGTAGTTCTGGTAATCCTATTGAATTAGATGATTTATCAGTCAATGTAAATTCAGCAGGTACAGCAGATTTATCGTACAATAATTCAACAGGACTATTTACGTATACACCTCCAGATCTCTCAGGATACTCCACATTCTCTGGAAGTTACAATGATTTAACCAATAAACCTACACTATTTTCTGGTAGTTACAATGATTTAACAGATACACCTACACTATTTTCTGGTAATTACAACGATCTATCTAACAAACCATCAATTCCTGCAGCATATACAGATGTAAGTGTTGATCTACATCTGAATAATTCTGGTACTGCTACTGGTCATGTATTGAGTTGGAATGGATCCGACTATGCATGGGTTTCTCAATCATCTGGTGGTGGAGGTATTGCTCTAACAGATATTTCTGTTACTACTACATCTCCTCTAGCAACTCCAGCACTAACTTATAATAATACTACTGGTGTAATTTCGTATACTCCACCTGATTTTTCTGCTTATCTAACAGCAGAATCTGATACTCTTGATTCTGTTCTTAGTAGAGGTGCAACAACAACTAGAGATATTAACACAACTGGTAAAGTATATTTTGCAAACGTATTCTCTACTACTGGAGATCTTCCAAGTGCATCCTCTTATCATGGCATGTTTGCTCATGTACATGGAACTGGTAAAGGATATTTTGCACATGCGGGTGCTTGGGTTCCATTAGCAAATGAATCTCAAATTACAAATGCAACTAATTGGGATACAGCATATGGTTGGGGTAACCACGCTAGTGAAGGATATTTAACTTCTCTTGGAAGTATCAGTGGACATACTGATGTAAATGCATTATCAGCAAGTGACGGAGATGTTCTAACATGGAATAGTGGTAGTAGTGCTTGGACTCCTCAGGCACCATCTGGTGGTGGTGGAAGTGGAACAGTTACTCAAATAAACACAGGAACAGGAATTACTGGCGGTCCTATTACAGATAGCGGAACCATATCTTTAGCAGATGTAGCTACAGGTGGTACGTACAACAATCCTTCACAAGTTGTTATCAATAATCAAGGACAAGTAACTTCAATTACTTCAGGATCTGCATCGTCAATTCCTGGTGGAATTATTGTAATGTGGTCTGGTAATACTGTTCCTGCTGGTTGGGCATTATGTGATGGTAACAATAGTACTCCAGATTTAAGAGATAGATTTATTGTTGGTGCAGGTTCTACTTACAGTATAGGAGATACTGGGGGACAATCATCTACAACATTATCAAGTTCAAATCTACCTTCACATACTCATAGTATTCCATCCCACTCACATACTATTGGAAACCATAGTCATAATGTAAACAATCATTCCCATAATATCGGAAGTCATACACATAACCTTGGTAACCATAGTCACAATTTTAGTGGTAATACTAGTGGTAATACTGGTAATCAGAGTGTAAATCATACTCACAATTATGGTGGAACTACTGGTGGTGCTGGTGCTCATGGTCATGGCATGGCATTTGGTAGAGGTACTGACGATCAGGGACCCATGGGTCCAAATGAAACTAATGATTGGGATCAATCTACAACTTATTATGTTAATAATGTAGGAAATCATGGTCATGGATATGGTGGAACTACTGATGGCGTCAGCACGAATCATACTCACTCAGTCAGCATAAGCTTTAGCGGTTCTACTAGCAGTGGTGGTAGTGGAAGCACTGGAGGTTCAAGTGATTCTACTGGGGGTGCTTCACCAGCAACAAATGCTGTTTCTCTTTCTACTACCAGTGGTGGAAGTGGAACAACAGGATCATCAGGAAGCGGAACTGGATTTGAAAACAGACCTCCATATTATTCATTAGCATATATCATGAAGCTTTGATAAATAATCAAAAGACTGTCCCAGTAGTGTAATATCAATGGTATTAAGGAATGTAGCTAAAACTTTCAGTCTGGAACAGCAAAGACAAGAGATTAACTTAATCGCTGCTGATCTACACAACCTATCTACTGGTTCTGAAACCGATCCAGTATTTACAGCTTCTGCAGCTGCTAATGTAACTACACAATTGATTAGTAATTGGAATGCTGCATATCAATTTACTACAAACTTTCAAGAATCTGATCCTGTATTTTCTGCATCTCCTGCTTTTGCGGTAACTCACTTAAGAATTGCTAATTGGGACACTGCATTTAGTTGGGGTGATCATGCATTAGAAGGATACTTATTAAATAATGCTATTGATGTTTCTGATACCCAACCAATAAATCCAGTTAATGGTGATCTTTGGTGGAAAAGTGATACTGGCGTATTAAAAATTTATTATGAAGACGGAGATACAAACCAATGGGTAGATGCTAGTCCCACATCTGCATCTGCTACTGGTG